TCATTTTTTCCAGAGGCGGTCGAACTCCGCCTTCGCAAAATAAGCGGAAGCCTGGCGAAGGATATCGTTACTGCGGCGCAGTTCACGATTTTCACGTTCCAGCTCTTTCAGACGCTGACGTTCAGCGGTGGTGAGTCCACCATCACCACTCCCGGTATCCCGCTCATGCTGACGAACCCACACACGCAGAGTCTCTGGTGTACAGCCAATCTTTGGGGCAATGGAACAAATTGCCGCCCATTGTGAGTCATATTCGCCCTGACTTTCCAGAACCATACGAACTGCCCGTTGACGGACCTCGGGGGAAAAACGTGTATTTTTAGTCATCCTGTTTACCTCTTTCTCAGGGAGTTTAGTCTCCAGGATTTCCGGGGCGGTTCAGTACAACCAGCATGATCTTCTATGAGCATCTTCAGCCACGAGTTCTCCTCCGCCAGCGTCACGCGACTGGCCTCCAGTTCTGCTACGCGCTGTTTTGCAGCATCCAGTTCAATCGACAATTTTTCCAACTGCTCTTTATGCTTTTTATATTCCTGATATGCGTGCCAAGACTGACCTTTGCGCACACTATCAGTGATATCAGCAACCTGCTCTGGTGTTAGCGTGGTCAGTGGCTGTGCTGGGAAAATAAGCACTTTCCCGGAATCCCAATCAAAACCAGCATGAATTGACTGAACCTCAACTGAAGGTGTTGAACCAATGCTGCCAGGCGAATGAACAACGATCGTTACATCCATATCGCGACGATGGCTGTGGTTGTTGGACAAAATACGATTCACCAACTCAGAAAATTTGGAGAATTTCATGCGGAGCCTCAGTATGTAAAATAGACAGTTGCCACGCCGTTATAGTGATCAAACGATACGGCATTTACTTCGTAGCTGGCAGGGAGCTTCGATCCGAGAACGTATCCGGGCCACGTTTTCCATGGAATTTCTCTGCGCTCACTATCGCCATATACCGTACATCCCAGAGAGCCTACAGCTTCATTAGAACGCGTGCCGCACGTTATGAATCCCAGATTTTGCTTACTGCTCTTAATGGTGATTGGGTGAACGCTGGCTGATGCATTAGCAGCACGCTGTGCCTGTTGGTTTGCGATATTCGCAGAGTTCGCAGCAGCTACAGCAGCCGTAGTCGCGGCGGTAGAGGCTACAATAGCTGCTGAAGCATGCACTTGTTGGATATTCACCAACAATGCCGCGACAAAAATCATCTTCTTCACTTGTCAGCTCCTTTGCGAATCTGTTCCGCCCATTCTTCAAGGGATTTCTCCGCATATTCACCGGACAGGCCATCAATCGGGTACGGTTCATTAGCCAACTCTTCTTTCGCTGACAGAATCATGCGTGTAACGTCGAAAACTTCACGCAAAGACTTATTGATAAATCCGTGATTGAAAGCAGCAGCAAGACGGCTTGCGGTATAGTTAATACCCTCGTTGCGAGCCTCAGCACGTACTTCATCGAATTTACGCACCAGATACTCAGCATTTGTTTCATTCACTTTCAGATCTCGCGGTACACATTTCCCGCGAAGAAACCCTTCCATTTCGAAAACATTCATGCGCATTTGCGTAACTCCGATAACTCGTTAAAACGTTCCATAAACATCCCATAGGCATGGCCTGGCGACAGTGGAATAACTTTGAACATCTCTGTTGCCGGGATACCTTCCAGTACAGGCCAGAAAGAGCCATCATCAAGCCCGAGATCGCGGCGTTCGGTTGCCAGCATAATGAGATCGGCATATTTCACTGGCGTGCTCATAACAGGAGGTAACCCGTATTTCTCACGGATTACGGCGTCTATTTTTTCTTCCATCTGTTTATAGTCAGGAAGAAGGCGTTTCAGTGGCGCGGGGATGTCCTGACAATACGCTTCTGTTGCATCATGCATTAACGCTTCAAAAGCAAACTCCTCCGGAACCAGTTTGCTGCAAAGCACCGCATGTTGGGCGACGCTGTAGAAGTGTGAAAGATGACCGGCAAAGCGACAGATATTTGAAAGGGAAACTGCGATATCGTTAATCACGATGTCGTCTTTATTTATCCTGTCATAATAAAAATGCTTCCCGGAAAAAGTTTTAATAAATGACATTTTGTTCTCCACTTTATATGCGCTGCACCGCGCTGAATTTTGGTTAAAGAAAACCCTCGCCATCAGGCGATTATTGAGTTAATTACGTTTCCATAAATGCCCCCGCAGGGGCATTTGCAGTAATGAAATCAGGCGGTGAAAGTACCAATAAAGGTTTCTACTTTGCTGTCTTTGAATTTCTCAACAAGCAGATCACGAAATTCGTTAGCCATTTCTTCCTGCATCGCTTCCAGCTGAATAATGCGCAGAACCAGTACAGGACGATCGCCAGTGATAATGCTGAGGCGTAATTTAAACGGACGTTCTTTCAGGCCTTCAAACGGAACGCATTTAAATTCAAATGCCACTGGCATAATGTCTTTGGTTTTCGCTTCGACAGACTCCATCAGAGAGCGTTTGCCGCTGAAGTCATTGTCTTCAAAATCAGCGGTCTGGTTTGCTTCAATTGTGATTTTACGGACTGCCGCAGCCGCTTTGGTTGCCTGAATGGTGTCACCATTAGCATCAAAGCCCACAAGGTAGTCGGCCCAGTCTTCAATCCATTCTGCCAGTGACTTCTGGGAGTTACGCTCGCCATTAACAGACAACAGAGCAGAAAACGGTGCTGTCTTTTTCAGTTTGAGGGTGGCGGTGTTATCTGCGTGACCTGGTTCATCAATAGTACCCAGGTTAAGCACACTGACGGCTCGCATATTATCGGCATCGATAAAGCAGCGGGTGCCTTCATCTGCAAGATCTTTAGAATAACGGGTAAAGTCATCGATGCTGGCAGTGGAAAGCGCACCACGGAAACGGAAGCGATTTAAATTAAATTTTTCCAGATCATGAATGCGGAAATTCTCAGGCAATGCCACAGCATCGGCACCAATCTTACTGATAATTTCATTAACACCCTGAGCAGAAATAAGGGCATGGATTTGATTAATTGCGGTTGCGTCTAAGTTCTGAGACATAATAAGTCCTCACTATATAAAGATATTCAGTGATGAGATAAATAATCAGTTAATTAAGAACGATATTAATGACCTGCTGCGCGGAGTTTTCCGTCAGGTTCACCGGCAAGAGTCAGTAATTGTCCCTGGTCTTCCTGCAGAATAGTCAGGCGACCACCGCGATTGACATACATCGGTGTTTCGGTGGTGTCTTCTTCGGAAATTTTCCCGCGGTTAGTCGGGCGAACATATGAGAGTTTGTGTTTGATTTTCACACGGTTCTCATCAAATGGTTCGATTTCCAGGTTGAGCGAGACCTTACCTTTGGTTTTCGTGTTCATCACACCGGAAGCGACTTCACTGAGAACAGCGCCGATTTTGGTTTCAAATACGCCGCCGTCCAGCTCCCCGATAAATGCCTGCACATCAGTACTGCGTTCGCTAGCCATTTTGCTGCTCCTCATCATATCGACCCTGCAAGGTCGGTTGGTTTCTCCACAAAACAGAGAAGAACACCTGCGGTGACAGCCGCCCGGATGGATTGGGTTATGAGCCCGTCGTCCGGTGATGCTCTTCTCTGTTTTGTAAAAAGAGCGGTACCAGCCGGAAGCAAGGGTACAAACTGGTACCGCCAGGACTACACACAGCATAAAGTTGTGGTGCCGGGTGCCTCCCGGTGCCTGGCGAAGGTTGCACACCAGGCGGGTGGGTATCCACAGAAGGTCGACTGTCAGCCTCAACCTTAACCCGCGTGCGCTGAGCCGCATTCACCACAACGCTAAGGATTCTCTCTGGTTGAAAATACTTAGCTGTTATGTGCCTGTCTTTTCACCACTTCAGGCTCGGTGGTATCCTTTTAAGCCCGTATACATAAAAGGAAAATCAAATGACTTTTGATGAAAAAGAACTTGATAATGCAATTAATAAAATCATCGTAACGTCGCTCTTTTCCTGTCTCAGCGACACTCAGCAGAAACAGTTCTACGAATCGGCTTTCAACATGATCGAGCGTTGTTGTTTCTGCGATGCCTACGAGTTACCTGAAAAAATCAGGAAACAGTTGGCTGATGCTCTTCGAGTGCGACTTTCTGACCAATTTTCTGAAATGTGCTCTCCGAATTTGGACAAATAGAAAAAGGCCATTTCCATTCAGGGTCTGATGGAAATACTTCAGCCTGTTCCAAAGCACGGCGTAAAGAGAACACAACTCCAGCCATAATCTGATGTTTCCCATTGGCCCAGCTATCGCCGCTCTGATCTACATGGGCGGCTATGTCGTATGACCAAACGACTTCACCACTATTGTTTAAAATCTGGACTTTCATTTCATACACCTGCTTTAACATGAGTGCCTAGTGGCACAACATGACTCAACGAATCATCCTGGACTTCATATGCCCCAGGCGGCTACTTCGTGGGCGTCCTGCCTGTTCGTTACTGCAACATCTTTAAGTTGTAATCTAGTTGTTGTTTTGGTTGTTGTCAACAACTTTATGTGGTTTTGACGGATGTGAAATGAGGGCAAGGGTTATCAAAAAAGGAGGTTGTATGGACGATGCGCTTTTAATTACACAATGGACACTTTCCTTCCGTGATTGGAAACTCTCAAATCACGGGAGGAAGATTGAAAAGGCGGGTAATAATGGTAACTAAATTTCTGAAGGAATGTTTTTTGATGCATTACCAAGTGCGCGATGACCAGAATACTCTACCTATAACGTGAATTCTGGAACGCCTATCTTCGAAGGTGAGTATTTCATCTGGATACTCATCTTTATTGAAACTTCTTAGAATCAGACCACCGTCAGGTAAATTGATCAATATTTTAACTCTAAGTAATACGCCATCACGTATAGCATAAAGATCCCCATCACGAATAGGAACTGTTTGGGAAACATCAACAGCAACAAAATCTCCATTGTTAAGTACAGGTAGTAAACTATTACCCCAAATTTTTACGATCTTTGCATTGGAGACACATACACCAGCTTTTCTTAAATCAATCCTTCTTAGCGGGAACCAGTCTACAGTTGATTCAACTATTTCAGCCAAACATCCATTACCCGCTGATAACTCGACATCTAGGACAGGAATGTTTGCAAAAATGTCAGGATCTAATGTTGTACTTTCAGCCTCCTTTACAACAAGGTCTGGGAAAGACGCGTTATCCTCAATGCCCAATTGCAACCACTTTTGAGAAACCCCTAACACTTTAGCAATCTCTTTAATTTTCCGAGGCTGTTGAGTTTCTCCATTCTCGATTTTTGCTACGGATTGTTGTGAAAGCCCAATTTTTTCAGCTAGTTGCGCCTGACTCATTCCTGCTTTTTCTCTTTCGCTTTTTAGTCTTTCTGCCAATGTTTTCACAACATATCCCCCTCGTTTTTATTGAGGTTACAACTTTATGTTTTAGCTTTCCAACATCTAAAAGTTGTGATAAAAGTTGTTGTAGTTGTATAATCGAAGTTATCAACAACTTTACTACTTACAGATAGGAGAAAGCTATGACACCTGAGCAATTAGCCTTATCAGAGGCAATCGCTCTGGCTGGTGGTCAATCAGAATTGGCTCGGAAGCTCACAGCCAGCAGTGGTCGTTTAGTAAAGCAACAACATGTCTGGAACTGGTTGAACAGAGAAAAGCGTCCCCCTGCAAAGCTCTCGATATTCATTGAAATGACCACTGGCGTATCAAAAGAAAAATTACGTCCAGATATTTTTCAAAAGATTAAAGACTTATCAGATGGAAAGTAACCACAGTTTTAAGGAGATAGCCGTGGGTAAGCATCACTGGAAAGTAGAAAAACAGCCTGAGTGGTACGTGAAAGCTGTCAGAAAAACTATCGCGGCGTTGCCGGGTGGTTACGCTGAAGCAGCTGAGTGGCTGGATGTAACAGAGAACGCTTTATTCAACCGCCTTCGTGCCGATGGTGATCAGTTTTTTCCGTTGGGATGGGCAATGGTTTTACAGCGTGCGGCTAGTACACATTACATTGCGGATGCTGTCGCACAGTCTGCTGGTGGGGTGTTTGTATCACTTCCTGAAATTGAGGAAGTAGAGAACGCTGATATCAACCAACGTCTACTGGAAGTCATTGAACAGATCGGGAGTTACTCAAAGCAGATTCGTTCGGCAATCGAAGATGGGGTAGTGGAGCCACATGAACAGACAGCAATTAATGATGAGTTGTATCTGTCAATTTCGAAGCTCCAGGAGCATGCAGCACTGTTCTACAAAATCTTCTGCGCTTCAGAAAAGAGTGACGCCCGCGAGTGTGCAGCTCCGGGCGTCGTGGCGTTTTGTGTCCGTGGAGAAACTAACGCATGAACAGTTTAACAACACTCTACCGTCGTTCGCAACTGATTGCGCTTCCTGTACCGGGTGGAAAAGCGAAGGTGGAGTATTGCTATGCAGTGAATGTACCAGGTGACAGGGAAATTGTAACCCACAGCTTTGCAGAGTGGGCTGTGGGTGATTTCAACCGGCAGAAGGAGACAGTCCTTTGCGACAAGTTAACCGCTGGTTCAAAGATCACTACGGAGTGCCCGTCAGAGTCATTCGTTGGGAGCCGGAAACACAACGGGTTATCTACCTCCGTGAAGGCTATGAACATGAATGCTTCAGTCCGCTCGAACAGTTTCGTCGTAAATTCAGGGAAATAGAGGTCGGTCATGAGCCTGTTAATGACATCCCAGCCCATTGTGATAAATCGTGATCTTGCATGCCGTATTGGTCTGAATGAGGCAATTGTGTTGCAGCAGCTTCATTACTGGCTGAATGAAACGAATTCAGGCACTGAGCATGGCGGAATTCGCTGGGTTTATAACACGACAGAACAGTGGCTGGAGCAGTTTCCGTTCTGGTCAGAGTCCACTCTGAAACGCACATTTGCAAGCCTGAAATCACTTGGGGTTTTGCGTCGCGAGCAACTCAATAAATCGAAGCGTGACATGACCAATTTCTACACGATCAACTATGAAAGTGAGCTTTTAGAAGAGGTCAAAGTGAACGAATCCATCAGGTCAAAATGCACTTCTCCATCGGGTCAAAGTGACCTGATGGATGGGCGCAAAATGACACGATCCATTGGTTCAAAACGACACGCTGTCATCGGGTCAAAATGGCCCAATGATCTTACAGAGAATACAACAGAGATTACTACAGAGAATAAAACCTCTTCTCGTCCGGACGCTTCGCAACCGGACACGCAAACGGCTGAACAGGAGTTTTTAACTCGCCATCCTGATGCGGTTGTATTCAGCCCTAAAAAGCGCCAGTGGGGAACGCAGGATGATTTGACCTGCGCACAGTGGCTCTGGAAAAAAATCATCGCCCTGTACGAGCAGGCCGCCGAATGTGACGGCGAGGTGGTTCGTCCCAAAGAACCGAACTGGACAGCCTGGGCAAACGAAATTCGCCTGATGTGTGTGCAGGATGGTCGTACCCACAAACAAATCTGCGAGATGTACAGCCGCGTCAGCCGCGATCCGTTCTGGTGCCGTAACGTGCTCAGCCCGTCGAAGTTGCGGGAAAAATGGGATGAGCTTTCCCTGCGCTTATCGCCGTCCGTCA